TTTTTCAATAAAATATGAGCAACTACCAAAAATTATCTGCCCTTGGAATTGTCTGCAAGGATACCTCGGCACAACAAAAAGTAAACTGTCCGTTCTGCAAAGACACGAGAAGTAACAAGAAAGACAAGAGTCTATCTGTAAATGTCGAGTTAGGAGTGTACAAGTGCCACTACCCCAACTGTGAATCATTCATGGGTAAGAGCGTGAACAAGTCGGACCGAAAGGTTGAGTACTTTGTTCCAGTATCTAAGCTTCAGAAGGTGAGCGATAAGATTCTCTCTTGGTTTGAGAAGAGAGGGATATCCAACAACACTTTACTCAAACTAAAGGTTACCGAAGAAGAGTGTTACTTCCCACAGGCTAGTGAGAATAGAAACGCAATATGTTTCAACTACTTCCGAGGAAATGATTTAGTTAATGTCAAGTATCGTGACGCAGCAAAGAATTTCCGCATGGTGAAAGATGCAGAGTTAATCCTCTACAACTTAAACTCCATAGAGGGTTATAATTGGTGTGTAATTGTTGAAGGTGAAATGGATGCCCTTTCTTTGGAGGAAGCTCAAATTTACCCTGTCGTAAGCGTTCCTAACGGGGCAACGAAGGGAAATCAAAACTTAAAGTATCTTGACAACTGCATTGACGCATTTGCCGACAAAGAGAAAGTTATTATTTTCACCGACAATGATTCCTCTGGACTCTCTCTTCGTGAGGAGTTAACCCGAAGACTCGGTAGAGAAAAGATTTGGTACGTCAACATCCCTGATGGATGCAAGGACGCTAATGAGATCCTAGTTAATTACGGAGTAGAGCTTCTTCAAAAGGTTGTGGCCGAAGCCTACCAAGTGCCAATAGAGGGCATTGAGAAGGTAAATGACGTAAAGGAAAAAATAACGGACATATATCTTAATGGGTTTCCTCATGGGTTGAAAGCAGGGTTTAATCAGTTTGATGAACATATTTCGTTTCGAGGATCAGAGTTCACAATTATCACAGGAACACCCAACGCAGGAAAGTCAACTTTTCTGAACAATTTACTTGTCAGATTGTCTGCGAAACATTCATGGAAGGTAGCAATGTTTTCACCAGAAAAGCAACCCACAGAGATACTTTTTTCTGAACTTGCTGAAATATTTATCGGTAAGCCTTTCTTCTCCTTTGTTCCTACTGCAAAGATGAGTCAAGAGGAAGTTGATAAGGCTCGTGATTTTGTAGAGGAGTACTTCTACTTCATGAAGATTGATGAGATGGATGTGACCATTGATGGCATCTTAGATAAAGCTGCTGAACTCGTTAAACGTAACGGAATCAACTGCCTTGTGATAGATCCTTGGAACTACGTTGAACACCAAGTCCCAAAGGGAATGAGTGAGACGCAGTACATATCAGAGGCACTCACCAAGGTTAAGAGATTCAAGGACCGCTACGGAGTCCATGTGTTTGTTATTGCTCACCCAACAAAGATTAGAAAAGAGAACGGAGTGTATGTTATGCCAACTCTATACGACATCGCAGGATCTGCTCACTTCTTCAATAAGTGTGATAACGGATTTGTTGCTTACCGAGATTATGTCTCTGGGCAAACTCTCATCAACATTCAAAAGATACGCTGGTCCTTCATTGGCCGAGTTGGAGAAGTTCCTTTTGTTTACGATGTCAAGACCAAGAGGTTTGCAGAGATTGGAGATAATAGCAACGGAATATTATTAGACGAATACGAAACAAGACAACACGAATATGAAGACGAAGACATACCATTCTGACCCTGCTTTTCAGTATGGCCTTCGACAAGTTGCAATTACTAAATTAAAAGATGGTGAGTTAATTGGTTCAAAAGAAGCGTTTTACGAAAATATTGAGGCTGTTTATATCTGTGTTGATAAAAAATATGTTGAAATAGTTGAAGTTTTATTTGGATTTTGTGAAAAGAATGTTAGATATTTGCGAAACAATAATATTATATCTAAAGAAGTCAGCGATGAAATTAAAACTAAAGCGAGTAAAAGGACTTGTAAAGAACTTGGCATCGACAAGCCGGTCAATTCTGAAAGTTACAAACGCAAATATTTTCAAAGTCTGTACAAGTTCGTCTACTGGGACTTTATCCAACGACACACATTAGAACAAGTTCAAGAAATTTTTAATAACCTAAAACAATAACAAAAACAAAAATGGAAGCTCAAGCGGAAAAGAAAATTCATTTTGGAGACATCCTAGAGTATGTGCCAAATGACCGGAAGGAAAGATTTATTCACGATCTAATTCTTTATGTTCCTCACCTAAAAGAAGAGGCAGATAAGTTTAGCCATGTGATTCACAATGTTGCTATCGGAACTAATATGAGGAACTACATCAACCTTATAAAAGATGTTGCTCTAAAAGTTTATGATGCCACAGGGGAAAAGAATAGGAAGAGAGAAAATATCCTTTACAGGCAATTGGTGTACTGGGTAATGTATAAAACACTACCTGTAACATTAGAGGGTATTGGTAACGAGTTTGAACATAAAAGACATGGTACTATTTTGCATGGCATTAAGATGTTTGAAAATACGATAGAGACATCTTGGAAAGACAGGATGGTTATCCAATACTTTGTTGAGAGGATGGAGGAGCTTGGATACCCACAACCTAGACAGGCATACAGAGAATTATTTTTTAAGTTAAACATTCAACACTAAAAACTATGGAGATCACAATTGAAAAGCCGCATCAAACTATCTACCACTTTAATGGTGAAGTTATTTTAGATATGAAGTATGAATATACCCTTACTAAGATTGTTAACTTTACAGGAACTTCATATGAAGTAGAAGCTCACCCATCTTCAAGCGAGGCAAATTGGGGAAGCTGGAACGAGCTGAAAAAACAATTCGTTGAAGATATTATTGTTAAACACTACGAGACACATGGAGCAGAATAATACCCACAACATAGAGCCTATCTACGAAATAAAGGACTCTAAGATTCTCACTAAATTAATAGAGGATCTTAAAAAGAGAGAGAAGAAAGGTTTCTTGCAGTACGGAACAACAGTTGACCGAAATGACTATGACCACCTAATGTGGCTACAGGAAGCATACGAGGAATGCCTTGATATGGCTGTGTATTTAAAAAGCGCAATCGAAAAAATAAAGAATAAATGAAATAACGATGTCAATAAAAAGTAAGAAAATATTTATATTCTTATCGGTAGTTGTAATAACTTGCCTTGCATTAGGTTGCGACATAAGTAAATACCACCCAATACAAAAAGAAGACTGTCAAATGTTTAAGGCTACTTACATACCAAGAGATACTGTGTATGTAGATCCAATAACTGTAGGAACAACAACAGACCCTGAAAATTAAAAACTATGAATAAATTTCTAATGGCAGCTGTAATTATAACAGCGATAATAGTAATTCTCTCCTACTTTGGAGGTGATGACAATGAAACAGGATTTCAATCATGACGATTAAACTAAACGAGTCGGAAGTTCACTTTTTGAGAACTATTGCCTCCACAAGATCTTTTTTCAGCAGAAAGAATAACGTGGTGGACCAGAAGTTTGCTGTAGACAAGTCTGGTTTCGAAATTGACTTTGATGGATGCCTTTCTGAGTACGCCTTCTGCAAGTGGCACAACATCCACTTCAGTTTATCTTTTGGAGACGATACAGCAGGCCAGCCTGATTGTATATATAAAGATTTAACAATAGACATCAAAAGCACTCGCCTTCCACAAGGGCGTATGATTGTCAAGCTAAACTCTCAGCCAATGGATATGTACGTCCTCGCCATTGTAGAAGATGACTACACAATTCGTTTTGCTGGATACTCTCGCTCGGAAGATATAAAAAAAGATGAGAATGTCCGCAACCTCGGAACAGGAGATTCGTATGTATTAGATCAACATCAACTATTAAGATTTAAAGAAAATGTACACAAAAAAAATTAAGAAGACTTTCTTCCACGATCAGGAAGAAGGAAAGTTACTTGAAGTGACGGAATGGGCCAATGGTGCAGGGGTAGACTTTGCCATAACCGATGACAAAGGAAGGCAGCTAATTCCTCTCTCTTATAGAGACGCAAAGAACCTACGAAGATTAATCCGGCATATCCTAAGACCAAATGTTGATTAAAGGCTACTACATCGAGGCTATGGAGGTCCTAACCAATAGTGGAGAGATAAACTTCTTCGACCTAACCATGACAGAGCAATTGGTAAGGACTATATTTGATATTCGGGATGTGATGTCTATACGCCAGGTTGACGAGTTGGTTCCAGAATATGCTGTAATAGAAATAGGCATGGGAAACCCACGCCTATTCAAATTACCTTATGATTCAATAAAGTCTATCTTTATGAACCGAGACTCTATTTAATTACTTAGTTATAGTCCACTGTGTGTTCTTTGGAGTTTTTTTCCCCGTACGACCAAACTTAGACCCCATCTTCATGATGCAAGCTTTGTCTTGTGATTTTTGACCAAATTTATCAACACATAATTGAGATCCAGGTTTAAAGTCACCTTTCTTTTTCTTGCTATACACGCTACTTCCTCTATCGTACTTACCTCTACCAAGAACTTTATTCACTTTATCGCGAACCTTGTCCATCCCCGGTGTAGGTATTGAAGCACGCTCTTTGTCTTTTGCTAAATTTAGTCTCGCCTTGTTAATTACTCTTTGTTGAGATGGAGAATTTTTTGATGAAGCAGGCTCTACACCATATTTATCCATTTTTCTTTCAAGCCTAGATTTCCGTTCAGTAGGAACTCCAGGAGTGCTAGGAACTCCTTGGTAGTATTGTTTTACTCTATCTTGTTTCTTAATACCCTCATTAAGAGTTTTATTCAAAGCTCTTGTATCTCTTTTAACTTCTCTTCTTTCTTGACGAGCTTCTTTGCGAGGGTTATTATCTGTAGACATTCCAGTTATTGGATTAGTCTTAGCAGTTGTTTTCATTGTTGCCATGTTAGTATGTATTATCCTTTAAATTTACGAGGCAAGTTAGTACCCTTGTATTTTTTCTGAGCAAGCTCTCTTACTGATAATTTGTTACCTACTTTTTTAGCATTTTTAGGATCTACCTGCGCTGTCATTGTGTACACATCCTTACGATCTGAACCAGGCTTTGATGATACAGAACGCTTTAAGCCTGCGATACCAGTATACTTAGATACATTACGAACAGAACCGTAACCCATAACTGGATCTACTTCTATTCTACTTTTAACAACTCTCTTACCACCTTTCGTGTCTGTTGCGGTACGAGTTTTAGATACATAATTTCCTGTAACCTCACGAGTTTTTGTATTACCTGTTTTGGTTACCTTAACATCACGCCCTAAAATGTTTTTGCGCGTTGTTACTGAAGGCTCTTTTTTAGTAGGCATGATTTTTTTGTTTTTTTTATTATTATTATCCTATTACGTTTCCTGTAGATTTTATTATTTCATATATAAGTAAAGTTGCGCTAAGACGAATAGCTGCAGCTCCTAATCCAACTGGGTCTCTGTCCTCTCTATAACAAATATATCTAGTTGTTGTAAACCAGTCGTTAGCGTTAAATGTAGTAGGAGCTGTAGTGTTAACGTAAACTTCGCACTGTGTGTTAAGAGAATTGTTAGCAGAAAGCATCTCAGCCTGAGTAGGTGATCCACCACTAATTGCTCCTGTTGTATGAAAAATTTGAGCTGAACCAACTAAATTTAACTTCCCAACTTGCGCTGTTAAAGAACCTGTTCCGTTATTTACTCTAATATATCTTTGGTCTAATTCGTTTGTACCCATCACTTTAATTATTTATACAAATATACTATTTTTTTTTATTTACAGTTCCATTTTTTTAAAGAAAGTGCTTTTCTTGTTGGCTTTCCTTTTTCGTCCTTCATTGGACCAGGCATCCCCGACATTCTAGCGCAGAAACTGGTCCTACGCTTATCGTCCTTACTCCCCTTCTTTATCTCAGAAGGTTTCTTAGTTACAGCAGTTTGCAACTTCGATCCTGGGTTAGCCTTTCTGTACGAGGCAACACCTTTCTTGTTGAGTCCTCCTGTAGCACTCTTACCTTCCTTCCGAGTCCACGCAGCAGTCTTAGCCATTGTTTCTAAAATAAGGATGTTGTTCGTGCCACTTCTTTACAGCAGAAACTCCTTCACGAACTGTCTTCGCTCCTGCCTTTTTAGTTAGGTCAATGGTATCCCACTTACCCTTATCTTTTGTAGGATGGTTAACCATGATATCACCAGGCTTACCCTTACCTATCTTGTTAGTCTTTTTATAGACAACGTGTTTCTCTCCTCCTGCGGAGACTTTTACCTTAGCCATTACTTCTTCTTTTTGGTTTGAGACTTAATGATTTGCTTTTGTCTTTCCATTGCGGCATTAGGAGCCTTTGGTTTAGCACCAGTCCTTTTATTTGACTCAGCTTTTTTACGGATATTATCCCAAAGTCCTCTAGGAGATACGCTGCCATCCTTTCTCTTAAGCATTTCTTTTTTCATCGTCCTTGTCCTTTATATTTTTTAACGTAATTTTTAGAAGTCTTCGAGCAAGAACACTTTGTCTTAGCAATAACACCTGGTCTCTTAACCTTTGGTTTCTTCTTAAATGCGCTTGTGGATTGAACCTTTGCCATAGTGATTTTTTTATCTAAAACAAAGATATAGAAATAAGTTTCTCTCCGTATATTTGTAGACCTAAAATTTAAATCTATGAACGAATTACTATTCCTCAAATCACAAATAAGAGTGTTCCATCCAGAGTGGACAGACGCTCAAGTAGAAATGGAAGCAATTAAAATACATAAAGAGGCAACCTCCATCGCAGATGATGACGAGGAGTGCTTATACTGCGGATCATGAAGAAACCAAAATACAAATGCCCTGTCTGTGGCTACTACAACGCTCACCAACTTGGATGTCCCGAGGTGGGGAAGAAAATAAAGTTGTGTGATATCATCAAAGACTATAAGTCCGCAAAAGAAAATGGGGAGGAGTATAAACTTCCTCCCAATCTATAACTCATATTGTTGAAAACTTATTAATTGTAATTACAATTACTTTTGTATATTTGTGAAATATAAAACACAAAATGCAAAAATTAAAAGTAACAAACGAGACTATTCAAGAATATGCTCATGCCTGTCACAAAGTGTTGACAGAGTTGTTGGCACTCAACATGGAGTTGACCAATGAAGAAATTATTGAATCATTTGATGGACTAAGTAAGGAACTTAACTCTCTTGCAAACGAAGCCTTTGACAAGATGAGAGAAGACCCAGAGTTCCAACAAGAAGCCGTGGCTTTCCTTAACGCAATAAAATCTGCTCCTACCAATGAAGATAGTGAAGCAGCTGGTGTATGAGCGTATGCTCCGCAAGACTTTTAGTGAGTATGTCTCAGACGAGTTAAAGCTAGAGGTTTTGACGTGGGTACTCTCTCAAATGAATAAGAAGGAAAAATAAAAGGAATGACACCTAAGGAAAAGGCAAAAGAACTAGTCGATAGCTTCATGAATTTGAAGCCTCCAAAACTATCCGACTACTCTCAAATATACCTCCCTACAGCAAAGCTATGTGCTTTAAAAGTCGTAGAGGAAATTGTCAAGGAGGTGCTAGAATTTCAATACGATGAAACAACTGCTCCACACAGAATCTACTGGAGGAAGGTGGAGTTAGAAATAAAGAAGCTATGAGCAAGGTAACAATAGAATTTGACCGGGTAGAAGAGGCAGATGAACTCCGTACTGCCCTCGATGGGATTAAATATAAAATGCTCCTCTGGGAACTCGACCAAAAACTCCGCAGCGTACATAAATACGGAGCCGCTATAGAAGGATCAGGAGAAGCCACTCCAGAAGAAATGGACGTATGCTACAGGATAAGAGAGTACATCCGCCAGGAACTACAGGACAGTAATTTAACAATAGAGTAAATATGAAAACTAAAACGGTAGAAAGGCTCCTCAAGGAAATAGAGAATAGGCCCTGGCATCTTAAACTAAGGGACTGGTGGAACATTAAACGATGGGTATGGACCTGTAGAACTAGGTTCATTTGGGATCTGAATTATGAACGTAACATCTTTAGAAAAAAGAACAATGGCTGATATAAGTAAGTGCGAGGGGACAAATTGTCCCCATAGAGAAAAGTGCTATCGTTTTACAGCACCTTCCGATGAATATCATCAAGCGTATTTCGTAGATCCTCCAATCAAGGCAGACGGAAGCTGCGACTTTTTCTGGGGACAGACACAGACAGACATCCTATCCCAGCTCAAGGAGATTATGAAGGATAAGTAAAAATTTGTATATTTGTTTATTATAAAAAATAATAACTATGGCTATTAGAAATAACGACCCGAAAAAATCTGCTGAAAAGAAAAGTATTCTTAATTACAAAATTCAGCCAGAGCCTAAAACAAAGGCCTCTTACTCTTTAAGCGGAGGAGGGAGTTTAAAATCTTCAAACTTATCTGCTGATCTTTCTTACAAAATAAGTCCACGACTATCCGCTGGAACATCTTTATCGATGGGAGGAGGAAAGCCATCAGGACAATTCTCTCTCACATACACTGCTCCAATAAAAAGCAGAAAAAAGAAATAATCTTAAAGTGTGGATTCCAGGTCAGTAAACAGATATTCTCTCTCAACTAAAAGAAATTTTGGGAGGTAAGTAAGACTTTGTATATTTGTGTATTATTAATAATAAATACTAAAAACATGGCTGATAAAATTAGAAAGAACCTATTAGGTAGAACCGTAACAGTTAAAAGAGAGGCAATGAGTGACGGGGCTTTAGCAAAGACAAGAACAGTAAAGTCTAAAAGCGGTGGGACAATTAGTTCTAAAACTTCCTACAAAGACGCAGGATCTATAGCAGGTGAAATGCGTGCTAACAAGATGACTAAATTAGCACAACCTCGTCTGAAAAGTTCGGATAAAAAAGCAGGCCATGCTGACGCTGTAAGAGGAGGTCGTAGAAACGCTATCAAATTGAACGAGGCTAGAACAGAGTTAAAGAGAAACCCAGCCATTTACGATGCCGCAGTAGTTAAAAAGGCATTAGATACAGGTCGAGGTGGTAAAGTTAAGCGTGTGATGAAAAGAGAGATGATGGGAATGGCTAAACCAGTAGCGAAGCAATCAAACAGGATTGATAATAAAATTGAGCGTCTAGAGAACAGAAAGCAAAGAATAGGTAGCGATAAGGGTATGAATAAAAGACAATTTGAAAGAGCAAGTGATATCCGAAAAAAAATATATGACCTAAATAAAAAACGTAACGCCTCATAAAAAATCGGCAGATCCCTTTAAAGGAAAATATTTTACAACAGAGAAGCCTCGCAAGAGGCTTTTTTTTTATTCAAAATTCCCTTATAAGTCACAAAAATCCAAAAAATTGTGACACAAAAGACACACTATAGTATGACTCCGCAGTCATTAAAGTCAAAATATACCTTTACGATCCTCGATCCCACGCTTTAATATGGGTTAGATGTTATAAACCACACCTGTCCGATATGAACGGACAACTCTTGTCACAAATTTAGCAAACTTTTGTGACTATATTTTGGCACGATGTGAAAATTACTGCCGTATTATAGTGACACTTTATAATGTGGATTGTGTCGCAAGTATAGGAGATTTTTGCGACATCAGCATTTAACACAACACCCTCTCAAACCCTTAATAGACAAGACCTTAGCTGATAAGGCTAGTCAGCAACATTTAACACACCCCCCACGCAGGATTTAACATTGTGGAAAATAATCACCAGAATATGCCATATAGTGGAAAATAATCCCCAACCCCCTCACGCATATCAATCATAGTGGAAAAATCAGGATGAACCTGACCAGAGTGATACAAAGGGATCGATTCCCACCCCTTGAGAATACCAGGAGCATTCAATAAATTACGAACGCACTGCATCCGTATTTGGGAAAAGCAGGCGCAGAATGCCAAACTCCGTAACAAAAACACGCCAAACTCGGAAAATATCCGAATTACTGCATGAATTTTTCCATAAACTCACCATTTAGTCGACTCCAACAAGATGGTAGACTATATCTTAACGCTGTACGAAAATTATATATTAAAGCAGTCGGTTACAAAACGTAGCCAACTGGTGACAAAAACTCGTGACAGTTTATCACGGGTTGGTTAGTACCACTACCCAACTGTAGACACATAGTCGACACTCCATAAAAATTTTTTTTTAGAGGGGTCGATTTCGATCCCTTTTAGCATTATGTAGGAAACGCCTTTTTACGATACCACCCCCCCCTACCGACCCATTCCAAAAATTACAAACCCAGCAAAGACGGGATACTCACCGATGAACAAACCGCATTTAAGCCCTTATTATTATAATCTTTACAATACATTTCGTATCTTTATATAGTCACAAAAAGGGAATCAAGGGAATAACCAATCCAAAAAGGGAAATAGGCAAGCTGTGAGGGGAAGGGGGTTTACCACCCACGGACCCATACCCCGGCTGATCGGGATATCGACTTTTGCGAACCCACCCCCCTATGGAACCTAATTGCGTTGCAGCCACCAACCCTCCCTCTCTCCCCTCCCCTCGCGTCCATAGGCATAGCAACAAACAACGCAAAGCGAATCGTAATGGTTTACTATAGTCGGCATAATACAACAGCTCTATTGCTGTCACGAATCGCGTAGTGTATTAAACGTGTGCCGTAATAATATACACGCATCGCATCAACACGCCATATAAACCATTGGCAACACACACAACCCATTGTTAATAACATTGTTAGTAACTATATGAACCACAACGCTGAACGAACCTCAGCATTTCATATAGGCACAACACACAACACAAACGCATTCGAGTAATTTCATACACAAACACGGGGAATTTATGGTGCATCCTAAACCCTTTTTAACCTTTTCATATAGCTCTATTTTGCCCATCTGTTATGTATTGCCCAGATAAACGCTCTCTTTTTTGTGTTTGTTTCTGCTTCTGTGTGCCTTGTGTTCATTGGTTTTCAGGAAATGAGTCTGCATTTGGCGTGGGTTGTAGAGCGAAAATGAAAATAATTGGTGCATAAAATGCGGGTTGCAGAGCATAATTTGAAAATAGTTTGGAAAATGTTTGGAATAACATTTGGAATGGTTGTAGGTTTGCTCCATCAAATAACAACACACAAACAAAAAAAAACAAACAACATGAAACACACAAACATCAAAATTGCCTTACTAACTACTATTTGCTTTCTTCTCTCTTTGGTTCTTATCAATATTGGAGAGGACATGAGTAATAAAGGAATAGTATTTATGGGTTTACTCTCTCTTAGTGCATCTACATTCATTCTTGCCTTTCTTTTAGGAGAGAGAGTAGTTTCAACATTCAAAAAATAATCAATACAAACAATAAACAACAAAAATCAATTTATCATGAAAAAATCAACATTCTACGCAATTGATTCAGTGCAGTTAATCTCGATAAGCACTACTGCATTCAGCGAAGAGGACTTCCTCTTGGTTACCGACCTGACCGAGCAAGAGATTGCCGATGTCATCCAACCAATTGTTCTTGCAGAGCGTGAAGGTGAGGGGACATATGACAACGATGACTTATTTTGGTCGCTCAAGGAAGCTTACCCATCTAACTTGGTTCAATACTACATTGAGCCAATTGGAATGGTCGTGTAGCAAAGGTTAACTGACGAGGGTTGAATACCCGAAACGTGAGGCTCGCCAGCCTCATGTCTTAACCAAATTAATAAATCACACATGGAACGTATTACTAAAATTCAGAAACAAATTGCTGATGCTCATATGAGAGCAAATCAAGAGGGTTCATTCACTAACTTGAAAGTAAATTCAAAAGAGGAATTTCACCAAGCCTTGGAGAGAGGTGAGACCTACGAAATAGTCTACAAAGAAATTGTATACAGATACGCCTCGATGACTAGCCTGATAATGGCTAATGTACTAGACCACGAGAGCAAAGCTTACAAGCAAGCCGTGTACAAAGGATTCAAAAATGTACTTAATTCAATCGATGTAAAATGAAAACGACTTATCACAACATGAAATTGCCGATGCTGAAGGGAGCAATAACCTTTCCTTGCAAGGCTAAAGTAGAACTACGCATTCAGGTCTACGGGAGAGTGGTAGTGAGCGAGGTGAACTTCAATGACGAGGGACACGTTATGAACTACACGAAACTGATGTACCGCAAGATGATGGACGTACTAACAATTGAGAAACTTAATAACTAATAATAAACAACATGAAAACATTTAATTTCTACTTAGACACAAAAGTAACAACGTGGTACCGCACCTCATTCAAGATTGAAGCGGACAACATGGAAGACGCTGAGAAAAAAGCAATTCAATTTCATTTAGACCGCAACACAGAGGCAATTGGATGGGAACAAGTAGAGGGAGTTGTAACCCCATTATGTCCAAAAGAACATGAACCTACTGAGGAAATATATAATGACGTGGACGGAAATATAATTTGGGACAACGTAAAAAAATAAATACACATGAACATTAACAAAATGATGGCGTATGAGTCAGGGGAACTGAACGATGCCGATACTATCACCTTCTTTGCAGACCTTGTTAAAACCAAGATGGCTTGGAGTCTTCAGGGAAGTTACGGACGCATGGCTTCGGCTATGATAGATGCGGGCTTTATCTCTCCTGAGGGAGAGGTAACCGAGTTAGCAGAAGAAACCTTTAATAACTAATAAATAAATAAAAACAAAATGGAAAAAGTAGGACACAATATGTTTGTAGATGGAAACAAGTTCATCTCATTCACCACTCATGTAGCAACAATTGAGGGAGACAAATTAATAGAGAACGGAAAGTACTCTGCAACAACCTCGAAACACGTTTCAAAATTTGCAAATGCGAGGGGGCTGGAGGTCGTAAGAAGTAAAGAGAGACCTGATTTCGATATGTTGTGGTCAGGAGTAATAATCAAGTTAGATAATCTTAAAAAATAATAGCACTATGAAATACACAACACAAGAAGGCTTCAATTGGGAGATTGTAAGCAAGGAAAGAGCAATTGCACTACTTCAGGCAGGTGCAGAGGTCTACAAGGTATACGATGACGAGAGCGAGTCTCTGATTGACTTGGAAGACGAATTATGGGACGTTTCAGGACTCATGTTCTACGCCATCGATGGAAACACTGCAAGGATTTTTCAGAAACAAGCCCCTGTCAAATGGGCTAGAGTTGACACTGCTACGGGTAAAGGAATGAACGAGGGCTTCTGCGTTAACGATGGAGACGCTTACTTCGTAGACAAAGCAGACCTAGTTAAGTACCTGAGAGAGGAAATGAAGGTGGATGAGAACAACGAGCTATCGGACGAGTTCATCTTGGAAGAGGCTTATCAGGAAGAGGAAGAGGGCTACTACTACTACACCGAGTGGGACGTGGAAGACGAGGAGTATTGGTACGAGGAACAAGCGGACGGAACACTAATTGAAATTAATAAATAATCTAAAAAAGAAACAACATGAATACACACGAAATAACAATCAAGAAACGCCCGATGCAAGAACATATCGGGGGAAGTCAAGACATTATCTTCTACACACGGAACAAGGCTCTCTCTCGCTTCTTTGAAATGTCGGAGGAGCTAGGCTACGAGGTGGAGGTGACCTACAAGAACAACTTTGTCACATATGAGGCAGGAGGCCGAGGCCATGACCATCGACTCGAACTTGAACTAACAAATGTACTTGTATGAACGAGACAACATTCTTCTTCAATAAGATGGGTGAGACATATACACTAGAGGTTCACCAAAACAGGAAGAGAGAGTACAAGAGAGCGAATCTCTTACTCTCCTCCTTCTCTCAGGCCATTGCTGAGTACGAACAATGGAAAAAACAACAAGAACAATTTAAAAACACAATGCCATGATGAAAGCTAAAATTAACGGAGTAGTTCACGAGATTGAAGACTACCTAAGCGAGAATGTAGGGACTCGTTCAAACCCTGAAATGTATTTACACTCAGTAACAACTACTGAAGGAAAGAAATTCCTTGCAGAGAAGAACAAGATTGAGTTCTTGACTGGAGGTGTAAATGAATAACGAGAGAATCGCGTATGGAATTGCGGCTATCCTGATCATCATTTTGTACACAGGTATAGCCATGGAGTCCATGACCATCACATTAATTGGCATCGGGTTGCTCTTGAGCATACCCCTTGCCTCAGCAGTAAAAAACTTATTTAATTAATACACACACATGAACACACAATTCGAAAAACTAATCAGTCTAGCACGCACTGTTGCAGACCTTCACTACATTTACAACAGGAAAGATGAGGTTGTAAAACACACGCACAATATCCAAGTAATTCAGGCTAACGAGAGGGATAATGAATATATCGTAGTGAGATTCACTCGTGCCAAATTCGAGTTTGAGGTTACCTTTTCCAACTACAGCGGAATTATTCTAGAGTTCCCGTACACTCCTAAGAACGAGGCAATACTAAACCTAATCATTGAGGAGGTGAGTGAGTCTCTGAATGAATGGCAAGCAAATAGTCAGGAGGAAATAGCCCAAATGAAATTGGAGGCTATAGAGAAGAGAAGAGAGGCATTGATAAAATTAACAAACGAACTAAACGAATTGGAGGGTGAATTATGAAGTACTTCATTAAAGACATAGCAGACCAAGTACAACTAGACGTGTACCCGTCAGGAAGATTACTAGCATTCGACTCAGTTCACGTTGTGGACTGCGGGAAGAAAGAAATCAAGGTATACCTTCAGGGAGTAATTAACATGGACGAGGAGAACCTAGTAATTCACACCGCATCCTACACGGATGACATGGAGGCAGACGATGACTTAGCGGAAGACTGGAACGAGTTCGATGACAGCGAGATTGTCTTCCTAGAGAAACATTTACAATACAATTAGTTCGTGATGTTTATTGGTTAACGAAGAGGGGAATAGGATTAAGTTCTTATTCCCCTTTTTTATTTTCATTATATTTGTACAACAATAGGTTAAACACTATTTCACTAATTAAAACACACACGCACATGATTAAGCAAGAAACCGATAGGAATTTAGACCTGATGTACACACGAATCAGGGTTAATATATTTTTACACAACTTCGGAAAACGTCTGGCATTCAGACCAGCAAACCGAAAAAAAACGGGCCGATGATGATAGTAAGAAAGAGCAATGCTAAGGGGGGCGAGCAAGAAAATAAGATAGGGCAACAAGAGATACCTAAGCACGTTTTAGACTATCTTATTTCATCTTGTAGGTCGCATGCAGACGTATTAAACATGCACTATATATGTAAGAAGAAAAGCCTTCCAACACGATACATGAACGATCTCGTGGGCCGGAAAAAGCCTCTCAAGAACAGAGATAAGATCGAGTTATTATTAAGGGGGCTGATGGAATATTGTGAAGAGGTAGAAGAACTCCGCTCAAAAATAAAAAGGGTAATAGATGAAATCAGTACACAAAAAGAGGGCTAATTGGTTCCTCTACTTTGCCGAGAGGAATATAAACCCTCGCAAGGCTCTATTGGTCTTCCGGCCTGATTATGATAAGAAGCATATAAGTAGGATGATGTCTCTCTTCTTCGGTACACCTAAATTTAACGAGGAAGACATCGAGGACTGGAGAGCAATTAAGAAATGTATAGAACGAACTGAAGATAGAAACAATGGCAAACTTTTCTCGTAGTAAGACATATAGAACCCGTGCCGAGAAGTATATGGAACTTGACAGCCTACACAAAAGGGTTGTTGCCATACTGAACAAGACCGGCATGAGAAACGATCCTAAAGCTTACATGGCCTTTGATCTTGCTCTTTACTCTATGGATATAGACGAGAGGAGAAAGATTCTCAAGAAGATCTTTAGCCCTGACGGGAGGGAGATTAAGGAGGAGCATAAAAAACACATAGAATTGTTAGAAACTTTTTTAGATAGAAATTGTAGAAGTTTATAATTCTTTTGTATATTTGTATAACCTAATAAAAAATAAATAACTATGAAACACGATGACCTATTCTTCTGTCGCTACTGCGATGAAGATTTATTGAAAGAACGTATTAACTCTGTAGCTGAAGACCAGAACATAAGCGAGGGGGAGGCTAAAGAAATCATTGATGATGACGGAGAGATTGGCTTATGCCGAGAGTGTCAGGGCGAAGAAGATTCAGAATGGTAAATATTAACAAAGTAAATTACACACAAAATGTCAAACATAACAATTTCACCAAAGACGGTAATGCCGTTTATCGAGCCTCGCAAAGAGGAAATGATTAAGCTAATGGGAGGAGAGGAAGTTCTCATGAGAGAGATGTCCTTCGCCATCCAAGCTGCTAACAACAACGTAGTTCTAGCGAACTCCAACCCTCAGTCTGTAGCCATGGCCGTGTTCAACTGCGCCTTGACTAAATTATCACTTAACCCTGTAATGAACCTAGCTTACCTAGTTCCCTTCAAGGGCAACGCAAAGCTAATGCCCGGCTACCAAGGCATGATTAAACTTATCTCTGATACAGGGATTATCAAGTCCGTATCTTCTGCCGTAGTTTACCGAGGTGATGAGTTCGACTTCGTTCAGGGAACTAATCCTGAGATTATCCACAAGCCTAAGGGGGAGACCTTTAAGGACAGCGATGTGATAGCTGTGTATGCAATCTTTGTACTGCACAATGATGAGAAGCTATTCGAGATCATGTGGAAACCTCAGATTGATGCCATTAAGAATCGTTCAGAGACTGGCCGTAAGGATATAGGCCCATGGTCTACTGACTATTCGGAGATGGCTCGTAAGACTGTTGTGAAGAGAGGTTGGAAGTCTATCCCTAAATCATCTTTTGCCTTGGATAAGATTGAGAAGGTTAACACGGCCATCAGCATCGATAACGAGGAGTATAAGACTGTCGAGTACGTTAAGATGAGCGAGGAGCAAATCGAGAGACTGCTTGAGAAGACTACCAATGTAGTGGAACTTGAGGCTGCTCTATCTGATGAGTCGGTTATGATCGATCCGGAGCAGAAGAAGGATATCATTGAAAAGGCTAAGGCTAAAAACAAAAAAGGAGGTGATAATGAGTAATCTATTAAATGAAATATTAAAGGAACAGGCTATGGCCGCAGATCAGCGGTCACAGGCTTGGTTCAACGCTCGTGTGGGTAAGTTTACCTCGTCAGAGATATACAAACTTCTTACTAACCCTCAATCCAAGGAGGCTCGTGAAAAGGGAGAGATGTCTGAGACAGCTAAGTCTTACGTCATGTCTAAGGTTGCCGAGGAGATGGCCGGAACGGAACAGACTACTAACTCAGCAGCTACAGACTGGGGCCTAGACCACGAGGCCGAGGCTTGTAACCTATACGCAGAGATGATGGAGTCTCATGTTGACTCTACCGGATTCATACCATACGGAGACCACGCAGGTGGATCACCTGACGGTATCTGCTCACGCTTCGGGGTGATCGAGATCAAGTGTCCCTATAACTTTGAGAACCATATTCAGAATCTACTTATTAAAGATGAGGCTGAGTTACTCAAGGAGAGAAAGGCATACTGGTGGCAGTTGCAAATGAATATGTTGGTAGCCGGTAAGGAAGAAGGCATGTTCATATCTTACGACCCTCGCATGGACGGAAAGAACAAGATGGCAATAATTCCCGTACATTTGCAGAGCAACACAAAGGAAGTTATTGATGCCGTTCTTGAGAAGGCAGTAGCTTATAAAAAACACTTAATAGAAATACTCACACAAAGATGATTTTAGACGATCACAAGAAGCATCAGATTATTGCATCTGTTATTCATGCTAATGCCTTTATTAATATCTCAGACCATATAGGTCCTCCCTTTTGGGAGAAAGAGGTGAAGATGAAGGGAAATCAATTTATCAAGGCCGCTGAACAGAAGTATAAAGTCCTAGCCACCGCTCTATTTGATATAGAGGGTGGAGGATTCTACCTTAAGGCACTAGAGGATGCAGAAGAATTGGTTCAGGAAATAGCAACATTGCCGTGGTTCTCTTACCACGATATAGTACAAATCATTAAAACATACAAACATGAAAGAGTTATTGAAGAGGCTAAGGCTGCTAAGGCTAAGATGGAAAGTGAAGGTGAATAAGAAAAGATTCTTTATTGGATTGATTACATCAATTGTAATTTTACTATTTATAATTTAACACGCTCGAAATTTAAAAAAGAATCAAGACAACACTATCTATAAAGATTATCTTAAGAAAGAAATACAGGATAAGCAAAATGAAATCGATCAGCATAAAAAAAATATTGCCGATTTGCTAGATAGTATATCAAGACTTAAGGGAGATGTTGTAGTAATAGACAACAAGTCACAAACCACTAAAAAAAAATACAAAGATGAAAAAAGGTATATTGATCTTGCTACTCCTAGTCAGCAATCAGATCTTCTCTCAACTAATTTATCCCAGTTCAAGGATCTTGATCGGAAAGGATACTTTGACCTGCCTTAAGACGGAAGAGGTTAAGTTAATCAACAAGGTATTTGCCTCTGAGAAGTTCTACCACTCCATGTACTTAACAAATACGGAGAAAATAACTAATCTTAGCAAGCAGGTCTCTTTAGCTGAGGATATTGCCAATCAATATATGCTGTCTCTTCGAGCTAAAGAAAGCCAGTATGAGTATCTCGATCTATTATATCAGTCTAAATGCACTGATTACGATGAATTGGAAGATTCTTACTGGATGTTACATCGTAAAAGAAACGTATGGAAAACATTGACGCTAGCCGGTATACCGATAGCATTTACAGGGGGAATATTACTAACTATAAAACTAATAAATTAAAACTATGAAACCATTATTTGACAGAATTAAGTTTGAGCCTTACACACGCAAGGATATAACATCGAGTGTAATTATAACAGATGCCAATGAAAAGGTGTTTAAAGACGAGGGTCGCGTTACAGATATAGGAGAAGAAGTTGAGTTCGTTAAGGTAGGTGACAGGATCAAGTTTCCTGAGAAGAATGTTACATGGGTATTGGAAAATAACGTGACCTTTGGTCTTATTTCTGAGGCCAATGTGATAGCCGTAATTAAAGGATGAGAACATTTAGGAAGGTTAAGTATTGGAATGGCATTTTGGTAGAATCTGGAGCATGTTTTCGATGGGTTGGAGACAATCAAGTTGTTCATTTTGATCACGCTAAAGAAGGATATTTTCATTCATGGGGTGTATCAAGTGGTGAAACTGTTGGCATAGTTGAGTCTCTCGATGGGGAGATTCAACTTGTTGACCCTTCTTTTATTAAATTTACATATACGGACAGCACTACTGAATCTTTAAACGAAGCTTTAGAATTTATTGAAGACGAAGAACAAAGGCAAAGAGTAATTGATGTTATATTTAAAATGAAGTAATGAAGGTAAATGTAAAACCACTATCTATAAACGAGGCGTTTCAGGGAAGAAGATTTAAATCTCCAAAGTATAAGACATACGAGAAAGAATGTTTACTTAAACTACGCCCGTTTAAATTCCCTCAAGGACCAGTGTCAATTACTTTGATCGTTGGGTACTCTAACAAGGCAAACGATATTGATAATAGTATTAAACCGATCCTAGATATACTGCAAAAGAAATACACCTTTAATGATAAAGATGTATATGAATTACATGTCTACAAGGTGATAGTAAAGAAAGGAGAGGAGTTCTGGCAATTCGATGTTAGGCCACTATAAGATAAGTGTTTTAGTTAAACAAAAAGAAGGGCGGTTACTTCAAACGTGGAGTGCCGCCTTTTCCGTTTCTAGCGCGGTTTCTTGAAAAGATTTCTTTCACAACCTTACCAACTTTAGTATGGCTCATATCCTTGCCGTCCTTATTGCCGTAAGTTCCAGCTTTACGATTCTCCTTGTTCAACTCTGAACGATACTTACGTCTCTCGGGAGTAGAATGATATTCTTTGTTATAAGCGTCTTTTTTAGCCTTCGCCTTTGTATTGGACTGAAAGTATTTGGCACTCTCTGACTTGCCTTTTTTAGTACCTGCTAGTGAATTTCTCATGTGACAAATATACATATAAAAATATTACAAGCCTTCTGAGTAATATGCTATCTTGAGCATATCATAAAGCTTGAATACATAGGCCCATCGACTATCCTTCTGGAGTAATTTCTCTCTCGACATGGTATGCCAATCTGTGTGATACTCTGCGTTGACAAAAATGATATTGGAGGGGTTGAGACGATAGGAAGGAAAAGCTCCCTTACCTAAGATATGGAAGCATATTGATGGAGAGAACTCCAAATCCCTTCCGGTTACATAGCATCGGTGCTTACGACTCTCCCATAGGTGTTTGAAGAGATCCATCTCACCAGTAGCCTTGTACTTCTTCTTCATTGGAGTGCGTTTCAAACCTTTAGACTTAGGCTTTGCGTCCTCTCTGTAGTTCTTACAGAATGTACGGTTAAAGTCCGTACAAAAACATTCCTCGGCTTGACACTTCATTGGCGTTTTTCATTTTGTTAGAAACACATAAGGAGGATTTCTCCCCCTTATATGAACCTAAATCAATAATCAATAAATCTATGAGAAACAATTGAACATTGCAAATATACAAAATAATCTTTTGTAATTACAAATGTTAATAAATTTAATTCTCCTCTACTGCCTCAACTTTCTGCTCCTGTGCAATCTTGTTTAGGAAGTTGAGTAGCGGTAATCCAAACTTGGTCGGCATCTCCTGGATAAAAGCTTCAAGCTCTTTTACTTGTGTTTCGTTAAGTGTAATCATGATATTTGTGTTTATGCAAATATAGGATTAAAAAGCTG